CCTCTATCGATATATTCTAGTGCTTTAAAGTGGTTATCGGCAGTGTTTTGTATCTGAATACGAGTAAGCTCAACATCATTATCAGTGACAATGAATCCCCTTTTTTGAATATCTTTTAGTTGATATGAAAGAGCAGTTTGTTTTGTTACCTCTAATGGTTTACCTTTACTATCTTTTTTGACTGACCCATCAGGATTTATTAAAGTTGTTGTACCATTACTAGGTGTTTTTGCCCAGAGTAATCCTTCGCTATCGTTTTTAATGCGGAGAGCGAGGTGGGTGAGTATCACTTTTTTTAATTTGTAATAATTCAGGGCGCTCAAGCCGTCTCCAATACCCCACACAGCCATTCGGTCAAAGGCGGAACCGCTATTATTCGTAATATGCAGACACTTCTGGTATGGGATTTTCACTATTTTCCCATTTCCATTGTCGTACTCCACAAATTCTATATGCCCACCTTTATTTATTGTTTTTCCAAAACTAATGATATTTTCAGGATTTAATACGTTAATATTCGCAATTCTCCACTGACCTCTGTATCCTCGCACCTTAGATGATTTTGTAAATTCTGCGACCGCGACACCGTGAAGGATGACTGAGCTAAACATCTGAAACAAAATCTTCTTGAAACTTTTAGGTAGAGTTTTGAGGTTGCTATTTATAAACGCTTCTATCTCTTTTTTCGGGTGGGAGTATTCTCCGAACGAATTTTGGGCGCGTAAAGCCTTGAAAGCTAGGCACTGAGAGGCTATGGGGTCGCGGTTTGCCATCTCGCTGAGCAATTTCAGTGGAGGGCGCTCGTTTTCGTTAGGGTGAGTTATTGTTGCAAGTGCGTCTGTCGTTAGGCTCTGGTACTCACTCGTATATTGCCCTTGGCGAAGTGCTGCCATTGGAGTAGGGGTTCCAGCAAACAACAAAGAATCGTCTAGGTCTTCTAATAAGCTTAATTGTACGGCTTCTTCTGCAACAGGCATTTTTAGGTCTTATATTAAAGTGTTAGTAACTATTGTAACTTACGGGAAGCATACTCTAGTTTTTCTGATTCAGTAGCGTATCTCCAGCCCTCCCATTTTGGTTTAGTATTTGCTATTCTGTCTGATACAGTAGTTGGGAACACTTTCTCTGCCTCTCCCGCAAATTTTAGTGTTGGATAATACACTCCATTTACTACAACAGCTACGCACATAGGATGCTTTTCTCCACTACGAGAAGCTCCAAATTTTGCTTTGAACTCTTCTGTACTACGAAACGCACTGATTTTTGCTTTGGTCGCCTCTGTATGATGCTTGCCATATAAAGAGTGGTTTACCCCTCCATTTGCTGCCCGAAGTTTTGCCTTAGTTTCAGGTCTACTATGTGCCGCCGCAATCTTAGCTTTGTGTTCTTCACTTTTAGGTCTACCTTTAACTCCGACAGTCCCTACACCTCCCATTGTTAGGTTGTAAGTATCTTCACGTTTAACAAATTCCTCTGTAACCATTTCAGCCTCAGCCGCATAAGCATCTTTAGCACAAGAAAACTCTGCAAGCGTAACCCTAGTAAAGTTTTTTCTTCCGTATTTTTCGATAGCTCTTTTTATATTATTCCCACTACCAAGATACTTCCTAGACCTAGATGTATTTTGAACCTTATGCACCCCCACATATATTTTGCCATTGCAAACGTTCGTAGTTTGATATAAAATCCAAGTCTCTTTATCTGTTTCCATTGCAAATATGTCTTTCCTGAGTTATAATAATAAGTATAACACACTGTGAGTACAAAATGCGTCCTGATAAAAGTAAAAGATTAAATGTGAAATTGTCCGTAAAAAGACACGAAAAATTGGTAAAGTATGCCGAGTCTCAAGATAAAGATATGACCTCCGTTATCGAGTGTTTTATTGACTCTCTCCCCAACGTAGAATAATGCCCGACTTCACCTTCCCTAGAATCTCAGGTCACGAATTTCTTGCCCCTCGTAACAAAGTGGGCAAACCATTTTCTACGCTATTTATTGCTGAGGACAACGATGCTCACTATCGCTTGAATGGTACTTATGACAAGTACTTTGGACTTTATGTATTAACAAATATACAAGGTTCTAAGACCGACTACCGCCCAAGTATCAACCTAATTAATGCCACTGGCACTGAAACGAAGCTGAAAGGCGTGATGACCCCGACAATATACAAAGAAAAAATAAATCGCCGAGAATACGGGAGAAAAGACGAAATTCATCCTACGCTAGGTAATAAAGGGCTTGCCTTGAACAGGATATATTTTAGAGAGTTTCTAATACCCAAATTTGACCCTCGATACACCTTAATTGTTGATGGTAAGTTTATAACCAACACAATCCAAAAACCAGCAGACCAATTTACCGACATCGGCAATATGCCTAGCAGCGTTTTTGAGCCGTTTATTAAAGGAAGTCTTGTAAAGTACTCTGGTAACTACTGGAGATGCCTAGAGCCTACCAAAGCTTATCCAAGTGGCGAAGATGCAAACTGGAAACAACTGCCGCAGGAGCAATCAGTATTTACGGCTGACATCTACGGTATTTTTGGTAGCAACGTGCAATATTTGCAAACTTACACTGAAGACCGCAATTTTCGACCAGAGCAGCAAGATACCTCTCTGGTTACATATAATATTTCGTGTTTTTATGGTTAGTTGTGTTATATTAAAAAAGCGAGTAGAGTGACGCGGTTTCATGTCAGCCTCATAAGCTGAAGACGGTATTGGTTCGACTCCATACAACTCGCTTAACCGTTAATAACAATATTTTCCCGCACATCATCTGTAAACCCAACGGGAAATAAAGTTGGCTCTTGACTCAGCCTTAGTTTTTGTTCTGGATTAGGTGACAGCACTAAAATCGATTCAGTATCACTTGCAGCAATCGGTCTGTATCCTATATTGAAGCTACTGACACTTGCACCATCCAAAGCCCCCAGAATTTGCGTGTATGTAGCTATGTAGCCATTTTGTTTGGTATTTGGGTTAGTATCATCCTGAGAAGAGAAACTTGGCGCTAGACCGAAGCTGGGCTGTGATGGTGCAACACTATTATCATAAAATCTGTCACCTGATGATGAGCTTGTACCTATTCGCTCTGGGTTGACTTGATAATAATAACAACCTTCGTGCGAGAAAAGTGGAGGCATCGAATATCGCAGCACAAAGCTAAATTCCCCTCGACGAATAGGGAAATAGCCAGTCTCAGGGTAAGGGGGCGCATCCCAAGTAGTTTGAACTTGATTCGGCGCAGTTTTTATCAAAGCGCCATAAGGTGTACTTCCATCGACAAACAAATTTGATTTGATTTCAGTCCCGAAAGCCCGACTCACAAAATAAGTATATTGATTCTTGGTTAATGGATAATAATCCTGAATTTTGCCATAAGTCCACCAGTTTTTGTATTGCCACTCGTAGCTCACACCCCTTTTTCCGACCGTACTCTTAATTTCATAGGGATGCTCAATTTTTCCTTCTGCCATGCCCATATCAAGACGCAAAAGTGACGAACCTTCCTTAGAAGCCGCCAAAACTCCCCAAGCATTAGGGCGAATGACATTGGACTCTTGTTTGTACTTCTGCAAACTGAATCGCGCCAAATCTGTACCATAATCGGGCGACTGCCTTGGAGAGAATAGAAAATAATTGGTGTTACCAACGTAAGTTGCTTCGGAGTTGCATATTTCAGTGACTGTTTTTTGTACCAACTGATTGCTCGACATCTCAGGACGCAGTGTTAGGTCTAAGGAGTATGCCGATTTCCTTTTCTGCACAAGCACAGCGCTGTCGTCAAAAGCTTGCTGGTCAAACTCGACTGACGCATTACGAATACGTTTCTTAAGTACTGACTGACCTCTGCACCACGTAAATGAATATGTTGGAGTACAACTATACGAAGTTACAGTGACGGAGTTTCCTCCTACACCATTAGAGATACGTTTGTATCGACTATCGCTGGTAGGTGCTACTCCATAGACAGGTATGCGGTCTTCTGGGTCAATTATCATGCAACTCCAAATACCACCTCCCAAATAGGTCAAATTATCTAGAGAGAAGTTCGACTTGAAGCACTGAGGTAGTCCTGTAGCATCTAAGTCAAGCTGATAAGTCTGACGCTCTGTAATTGGCGTAGAACCACCATAAGGTGCAATGTCAGCGTTATCGATTGTAACAAGAGTCCATTCGACTTCTTTAAGTCCATTTTGCTTATCTTTAACTGATTCCACATAGGCAAGATGTACACTCCATCCTCCCCGATTGGCAGAATTGGCGCTTACATATGCTTTTATAGCGGTCTGATAACTAGAAGAGAAAAAAGTGAAGATTGGCTCATTAGTGCCATATAGGTCTTCATCGACGTGAACTGAAAAGTAGTTAATAGTGTCTTCTTCTGTCTCTGGGAACTTAACAGGAGCAGGAAGAGGGAATTGCGCTAGCACAGCAGATTTTTCTAAGTTACTCTGAACTATTTTTAATCTGGCGGTAACAGTTTCTAACGGAAGTCCTGTTAAACGCCGAACCGTCACCAATTTGAAGAGTGACTCTGAAGACTTCCGTTGTTGAGTTCGTTTTTGCGTTCTTGTTTCTACGACGGATTGGCTGGAAACTAGCAACCATTCATCTGTTTGCGAGTCCCTGAGCCATACTTTGCCTGTAGAGTCACGTTTGATGAATCTTCCCATTTTAGAAGTTTACAAAGTGCTGGAAATTACCTGAAAATCCGCCGTACTGCCCAATTTGAGCAGCCTGTTGACTCTTCCAATTGCCAACGCTCATCTTTTGGCGAACGACACCATTTGCATCCAGAAATTGATTTGGGGCAAGCTTTCTCTGAGGCTGTCTAGGTGGTTGTTGCCTACTCATACCTCTACCAACACTGGAACTTGCAATTGCTTCCTGCCTATTTAAGCTAGGAGGAGAGTTTTGTACGATTGCTGCTCTCTGGTCACGTGTAATAGAAAGAGGGGATTTATTTATACGGGAATTTCCCCAACTTGGCAGAGAGATTTGCTGTGGCTTAAATGTTTTCATCAAGTCATTAGCCTTAGCGCCGATGATTGAAGTACCCATGAGAAAGTTTGCTGTTTGTGACATTGATTTTAGTGATTCTTTTATATTTTAGTTTACCACTTTGACTTCTGGGAGACTGTCAATCCAGTCTTCAAAAAGAACTGTCATGGTGCGGTCGCGAGATTCAGCATAATTCTTTAGCTTAGTTAGACGCTTTTCAGATAGAACCGCGTTAAATCTTTTACTTTTGTCGATACTCATTGGCTATGTACTTGTTATGATATACTTATTAGTATACACGTATATTGGTATTACGCAATGAGTGACACTTGGATTTTGTATCAGACCACAAATATTTGTAACGGTAAAATTTATGTAGGAGTGCATAAGGTTGCTAACACTGCGAAATCTAGAAAATATTTAGGTAGTGGGTACGCTTTAAAACCAGCTATTGAAAAATATGGAAGAGAAAATTTTACAAGAACTACTTTGGCTAAATTTAGCTCTGGAAAAGATGCCTATGCTGCGGAAGCTGAGATGGTGAATGAAGAGTTTGTCAAACGCGATGATACTTACAATATAAATCTAGGCGGTTATGGAGCAGGTACTGAGTCTAGAGGTCTTACCCTCACTCCTGAGACTAAAGCTAAAATTAGTGCTGCACATAAAGGTAAAAAGTTGAGCGACGAACACAAGGCTAAAATTGGAGCTAAAAGCAAAGGCAGAAAAAATAATTTAGGTAAGGTATTTTCTGCGGATACTAGGGCAAAAATGAGTGCTTCAGCAAAACTTAAAGAGATAAGTCCTGAAACAAGAGCAAAACGAAGTGCAGCTATGATGGGGAATACACGTAACCTTGGTAAGGTATTTAGTGAGGAACATAAAGCTAAGATGAGAGCAGCTTCACCAAGAAGTAAACCTATAATAGTACACGGTAAATACTACACATCACTTAATCAAGCTGCTAAATTTGAAAAAATAGCACTCGCCACTGTGCAAGACAGGCTTAAAAGTTGCAAACCTAGATGGGATGGATGGAGAGTAGCTACTGAAGAAGAAATTACTAATTTTTTGTCAATGGAAGTGTTGGGGGTTCAAAGTCAACTGTATATCTAGCTTGACCTAGCGTCACACGAAAAGCCTGAATATAACCTGAAAAATTTGTGATTGCGTAGCCAATATTTAAATCCGCATCCCAGCCCATATCAGTATTCTTAAGCTTGTCTTGAAGCGCACCGTTGATAAAGAGCTTAGTAGATTTTGCAGCCGAAGAGTTCACAAGCGCAACGTGAAACCACTGCTTAGACTCAATTTCAGCTACAGCAGGTTGCGTATAGTTTGGTTGACTTTTGTAACAACGAATAGTATTCTCGTCATTGAATGCAAATATTTTTGGCGAGGATGTGCCTGATGAGAGGATGCCTTGAAGAATGCTATCAGAACTATAGGAACCTGATGAAGAACCACTATCAATCACTACAAGCTCTGGAACATACTCAACCGCATCAACCACATCTCCAATCGAGATATTGTTACTACGAGTAAACAATCCCGAAACTGCACGAACACTTGTATTGAACGTATCAGATAACGAGGTGTAAACGCGATACCCAATAGCATTTTTAAGCTTTTGCCATTCCGCCACAAATCCTTTTTCTGCCTTAACTCTATTGGACGCTACAACTGGTGATTCTAATGCTGAATTTGTAGTAACTGAAATACTGGTCACATCACCTACTAAAGCGTTATCAAATCCATCTATCTTTTTGGAAAAGTCACTCGTATTCGAGATGTCTACTAAATAGTCTGTAGCTCCATCTACCTCACTCCAACTGATATCAAAAGAAGTGGGCGTAACTGACGATGCAGGGCTTGCAATAGGAGCAGAGAGAGAGAATGTGGTCAATGAGGATAAATAGATATAAAACTCGATACAATAGTCCTGATTGGCGCTCAGTGGCTGCTGAAGCGTGGCAACAATACTGGAACCTTGACCATTAAACCGCATAGACTTCAATAAGC